CTTGTACTGAATATGTATGTAAATCTGCCATTTTTACTTCCTCTCTAAGCTAATGACTAAGCGTGAATGAGTCGTTAGTCTGTTTATTTTTTCTTTTTAGTCACTTTCTTTGCAACTTTCTTTACTGCTTTTTTAATAGATGCTTTTTTAGAAGGTTTTTTATAGGGTTCATGGTTGTTTTCACCTACTACCCTTACATAACCTTGACTTTTTAATTCTTCTAGTTTTTCAGGATGTTTTTCTAAGACATTATTTTCTAGCCTTTCCATTCTTCCTATCTTTTTTGATAACCAATATTGCATAAAAATCTCCATTAAACTAGGGGAGTCAGCGCCAACCCACTCCCCTAGATTTCATTTGTCAACCTATGTGTTAGTCTACGTTAGTGAACTTAACACCTTTGATATTGTCACTATCATCTAGGAGCTTTACCCCATAGACCAAATCAGAGACAATTTTTGTTCCAAGAGCATCAATAGAATACTCTGACTGAGTCCTAACTTCTTGCTGAACTGCACAAACTGCGGCACTCTTATGAAAAACTGCACCAGCTATTGTTGAACTTGTTCCAGCAGTTGAAACAGTATTACTCATATATACGTCAATGCCATACAATGAGCCAACCATTCCTGACCTTAGTCCTCTGTTACCTTCTCCGACTGCATCATTTCTGATGAAATACTGAGCGATTCCAGCGCTAGGATTAAGTATGTCTGCAAATAGAGTTGGATTAACAACCATAGCACACTCACCATCCATGTAAGGTATGTCATTTTCACCTAGTGTAGCTAATACACTTTCAAAGACTGCGGCGGTTAAAGTATCATCAGCAGATAGAGCCTGAGACTGATTTAAACCATCTAATTCAGACCAAATATCAGCATCTAATTGACGAGCAAGAGCCTCACCCATCATTCTAGTGTACTTTTCTACTAAATCTGCTTCACTTTGGATAATTGTTAAATCTTCGAAAAGTTTACCAATGTACTTATGTTTATTAAGAGACAACTGAGTTTCTGTAGTTGCAGTTGCATCATAAGACACATCAGAACCAGCAGACTTATCAGCCGCACTTGCTAATGATATTTCAGGAACATGAACAACATCTCCAAACCCTTTTGAGCCTACTAGAGCTGAATAGTCTTCAATCAATCCTCTGAATACTGTCTTTCTTTCGAAAAACTTATAAATTCCATCCGACCAAATCTCAGGTATGAAATGTTGGTCAGTGCTGTTTGTGGTTGCACTACCTTGATAATGTTTTGCCATTTTTAAAACCTCTTATTATTATCTCTTAGTGTAACTCTGCAAGATACTACCCCAGTTAGACCTTCTTTCTTCAGCAGTCATGTTAGTCCAATCTTTAGGACTTGGATTCACACTCTTAGCTGGAGCATTACTTGTAGGAGCTACCTCTTGAGATTGATTATTAATTTTATCAGTTATAACTCTAAGTTGAGCAACACTTAAACCCTTAAATGTTTCTCTTTCTTCTTCACTTAGAATGTTTAGCAAGTCTTCTTTGTAGGCTTCTTCAGCTTCTTTTAATCTTTGATAATCATCCTTAATACTATTTAATTCTGATTCTCTTTTAGTTGCTAATTCTTCCCACTTATTGTTTTTAGCTAATCTTTCCTCTTCTTGTTTTTCAAGTTGAGTTTTTAAATCAGCTAACTCAGACTCTGCTAGTTGTGCCCTACTTCTATACTTCTTGCTTTCTGCTATGTAACTAGTGACATCAGGCGTTTCATTAGTTTCATTCTGACTGTTAGGAGTCACCCCTTGCACATTATCTTGTACTGTTTCTGTTGTAGTTTCAGACATTCTGTCTTCCTCTTTTAGTTAATTAAATTTAATCATGTACCTATGTTTAATAAAAGTCCTAGAATGAAATTACTTCTTAGGTTTATTTTCAAATCTTATACCATTATCATTCTTAAAAGGTTTTGTGTGGATATGTTCACCATTAATTATTTTTTCAGGTATTCCCTCTTTATAAGCTTTACATGAAAATTTTGTAATATCATTCTCATTGTAGTGTTTGCAATAAATACAGATTGGTTCTGTAGGTATCATTTAATCCTCCCTACTCAAAACAAGTCTTTTAAGTTTTTCTGCATAAGATGAGGGATTTTTAGAATGAAAAGCCATAGAATAACATTCTGCAATCCATTCTGATATATTTTCAGTAGCATAATTTGATATATACTCTCCTCCATAAACTTCTTTGTAGTATTTATACATTTCATTTTTACCTTTGTAAACAATAGATGTTGAAGTTGATTTCTCTAAATCAACAAGTTTAGTATTGAAAGAGTCCTTATATTTTCTCAAATCAGATAATGATTTTCCACTAGCAATCCAATCAGACTGAAATTTCTTTTCTCTGTTTCTTATATCTAATATATACTCTCCATATAAGTCATTTATTTTTTTTCCTATTTCTGTATTTATCCTAACCCCTCTACCACTTGCATAGATATGTCTAATATGAAGACCATGACCAAACTCATGGCTCATTATTGATTCAAAAGTGTCTCCCCCATTATGCCACCACCCACTAGCAACCCAATCTTTGGCATTTTTTTCATATTTCTTAACATCTTTCAAGTGATATTTATTTAACATTAATTCTTTTGTTCCTGACCTAGCAACTACATTACTTTTAGAATTATAAGACCTAATTATTTCATATTTAAAATTTGCTCCACTTTCAATATGTTTTTTAAATAACTTATTTAGTCTATTCCTAGAATCTAAATCTATTCCTGAAAGTCTAATATCTTTTGCTTTAAGATTTGATTTTAACCACTCCTCAGAATCTTTAATGCTAGTATGTTTACCAGCCATTTTTAAAGATGTAATTGATTCAGGTTTTTTAGTAATTATAGGTTCTTTAATGTTCTCACCCTTATAGTTCATAGGTACTAACTGACATCTGCAATTAGTCTGACAAATAGAAAACCCTGAACGAGGAAGTCCAACAGTTCTAAAATATTCCATAGTGCCAGTCTGACCATGTCTGTCTTCACAATCCTCACAAACTTTATTGTCAGATATACCAACCCATTGGAACTCTTCTACTGCTGAATCTTGATACACCTTCTGACTTGCAATATTAGAGTTATACCCTACACCATTTTTAGTTGTATTCTTAATAGCATTTCTATATGAACCAAATATCCTACCACCATTATTAAGGTCATTCATTAAGACTGATTTAATTTCATTAACATCCATCCCACTTAACTTCATTTGAGATATGGACTCTTCTAAGGTTATTGTAGACTTAGCAACAGAATTACTAAGTAAGGAAGACATGGTTATAAGTAGGTCTTGAGGTTCAGACATTTCTTAATATCTTATCTATCTTTAGTTCTATCATTTTAATTGCTCTTTTCTCAGCTTTTTTAGTAATACCAAACCATTCTCTTTTAGGAAGTCTTGTTCCTCCTTGCTGATGAAACAAACCTATATCTGCATTAGTCACACCACCTTTTCTTTTTTGTTTCTTGCCGGGATGTAGTGTTACTAATTGTTTTACTTTACTTGCTTTATTTAAAACAAGATTTCTCATCTTACCAGTATCTACTAATATTTGGTCATGACCTTTTCTTTTGATAGTAGAGTCTTTTAGTTTCTGCATCCTACCATTTACACCCATACCTCTTTCTAGTCTTTGGAAGTGGTCTTCTCTTACTATCCTTCCAGCATCATTGAGTTCTTTAGTGAGGTCTAACTTTAACTTTTTAAGGTCAAAATTCATTTCTATTTTAGGTTTCATGACTCTTCTATAATCTTATTTGCAAACTTAGTACCTAACTGACCAGCCTTCTCTATCTCATCTATGTGTTCTTTAAGAAAAGCATCACCTAATGACAGTAAATATCCTTCAGGGTCTTTTAATAATTCATCTAAATCAATAGCACCTAGTAGATTATCAGCGTTCTCTTCTATAACAGATTCTAACTTGTCTAGGTCTTCCATATACTTACGAATTAATTGTGCCAAGTTTCCTCAATCCCTCAAATGTCGGTTGTGTAGGTTGTGTAGCTTCTACTGTTGCTTTTTGTTCTTCTCTTACCTCTCCTAACTTATCATCTAACTCAGAATCAGTCATGTCAGGATTAAAGTATAATAGTAAGTCTTTCTGAGTCATTATCCCATTTTTAATCTTCCAATCTAACCAGTTTCTTTCTTCCTGTGGTGACATTGGAAAACTGACCTCCCCAAAATCAACTGCATAGTCTTCTGATAAATTACTTACATTATGTGTCTCTAAAATCCTTCTATCTATTTCATATCTTGAATGTTCCCATTCTCTGAACACTCCTTCATCTGACTTTCTAGATTCGAGGTTTTCAATTTCCATAATCCTTAATGCTTCTCCACTAGGTACATTACCACCTGACTCACCCCATCTAATTCTCAACTGGTTGTTCTCAGCTACTTGATTAGCCATAGCCTTTACACCTTCTATCATTTGATTAATATCACCGCCTGGCGAGACATAATTAAAAGATGCACCTTCAGGTATTATAATTGCATTGTCAATTCCAGCTCTTAATTTTGATTGACCTTCATCTATTCCTGTGAATACTGGTTGACCTAACTTTGACCTTATTCCTAAAGCTACCTCAGTCATGGCTATTGCTAAATGTAGAGAAACCCTAGTGACATCATAAGAACTAGAAGAAAACTCCACTCTACTTATAGGATTTATCTTATAAGGATTTATCATGTCTTCAGATATAGGAATCCTTTCTCCTTTCTGATTAAACTCAAAGTGCATACCATCTACACCATCTCTTTCCTCACTCCAAAACACAAATCTTTTATGGTTGTCAGGACTCTCTATTTCATAAGAGTATCCATAAGGTTCACTATCTGAAGTGTGATAATACTCTTGCACCATTGGGAGAACTTCATATTCTAGTCTCTGTTTTCTCTCATTGTACTTAGACTTCATCCAACAATGTCCTAGTAACCAAGATAACTCAGCAAATTCCTTAGTTTTAGAATCTAATTTAAAAGATATATCATCATACATTTCATTTCTTTCACCACCTATAAATCTTTTAGGAGGTTCTTTGTATAACATCATCCTAGCACGAGCAAAACGAGGTACACAAGAGGTGATATAAGGAGGTACTTGACTAAGACTCTCAGATGCAAACCATTGTTCTAGGTGTGTGTCTAGGTTCTGATTATAGTAAAAGTCTAAACTCTCTAGGACATAAGTATCTTCATTATCAATATAGTTTTCATGAGCATTAATAACACTCTGCATAACTACCATTTCAGAAAGTTCAGGGATGACTATTCTATTTACACTTCTTCCAAAATTATACATCTTTCATATTCCTCTTTATTTGTTAGTTCTCCCCAACTTATTTTTAATTATTACCAACTCCTAGTCGTTGCAATTACTTTTCTAATAGGAAACTTATATGCCAACCCATAAGAACAAGCATCTAAAGCGTGAGTAAGGTTCATATCTGATTTATCTAGACCACCTCTCTTATCTCTTTGACATTGTTCTAAGTCTTTAATTAAATGAACACATGAGGGGTCAACAGTCATACTTATATTACCTTCAGCGTCTTTTAGTTTTCTATTTAAAATATTTAATCTATCTATATGACTAGGATGAGACTTCTTTGCTCTAATTATAAACCCATGTTCAGCTAATATATCATGGTCACTTCTTCTAGATGTTGTAGACCTATTTCTACCAGCTGGGTCAGGATAACACTCAATGTTAGGTGCAATCTTCTTCATCTCTATTGCAAGTTCTTCAGTATTACTGTTCTTCAGTCTTATCTCATCAAAATAATGTACTGTTCCATCTGAATACTCTGTTGCTAGTGTAGCCGTGTTAAAATCTACGTTGTGGTCTACTCCCCACCATAACTTATTAGATAGTTCATCAGCTTTTACTACATGAGTTTCTCTATCAAAGTTCCAAGCGGCTCTATTACCAGTTGATTCAAAAGAACCTTCAAACTCTTGTCTGAATACAGATTCATCCATTGTTCTCTTTGCTCTTTCTATCTCTTCTTTAGGTACAAACCCACCATCTATAGTTTTAAACTGCCAACTATTCCAGTCATCTTCTGATTGACCTTTAGAGTATAGGTCATACATAATATCATACCCACTAGGAGTTCCAATAAATAAGACTTCTCCTTTAGTGGTTGCTAACATAGGCATAATGATTTCTTCCCACACATGAGGTTTAATATAAGCCATTTCATCCATCACACATTTTGTTAGTGACACACCTCTTAAATTATTCTCATTATCAGCACCCTTAACTGATAACTCTGCACCATTCTCAAAAATAACAGACATCTCAGTTTCATTTAACTTTGCACCAGTAAAGTTCCCAAACATTCTTCTTAGTATAGGGAATACTATCATGCGACCTTGCCTGTAAGTAGGAGTTACATAGAATCTTCTCTCATCAGCTTTAAAAGGGTCTTTTAGTAAATACATTAAGCTTAATATGGTCTTTCCCCATCTACGACCAGCTACAATAACTTTAAACCTAGAGGAGTCATTTAATATATCTCTTCTAGTCTTATTAACAGTCCATTCAATCATCTTCTATAACCATAACCTGAATAGGTTCTGACTTAGTTGTTCTTTCTTGTCTTTC